GATGGTCTGCCGCTTTTAACAAGTGTGAATGTGACTCAAGAAACATTATTACCATTAGAAGCTGAAACTGGCGATATTCTGTTAACTGAAGATGGCGAAGAGCTATTGATTGGCATTGAAGAAGAAGTGCCATATGCAATTCCACAAACTGTAGATTTATCAGTTTCCAAAAATGGCGGTGAAAGTTTCGGTACGATTTGGAGTAAAAATCTAAATCCACAAGGATTGTTTAGAAACCGTTTGCAATATTGGAATTTGGGTGCGGCGAATGATTTTGTTCCTCAGTTTAGATTCTGGGGATTGAGCCGCTTTGTAGCCACGGATGGTGTCGTGAGTATTTACCAATGATTATTCCTAACTTTGAAAATACACAGATGGTGGATCGAAGCGGGAATTTAACAACCAATTGGCAGAACATTTTGCAGGCTTTGTTTACTGCTTTGCAAGGTGGCGTTTCGAATGAGGGTTTTCATATTCCTCAACAAACGACAGCTAATATTACTAAGCTTCAAACACAATTTGCGGCGTCTCCAAATCCAGCTGATTATTTTGGAGTCATGTTATATGATAGTACAACTGACCAGTTAAAAGTGAATATCGCAGGCACTTTTAAAGTGGTCACAGTAACCTAAGGATGGGTTAATTATGAGTATATTCGATCAATATTCCGATATTGAAAAATTCGGACTGGGTGCAGGGCTTGGAGGCCTTGGCGCAGGTTTCGGCGCTCTCTTTGGAGGCGGTGGTGATGACCCTTATAAAAAGGGTGCGGGCTATCTCAACCAAATTCCTGGTAAAACCAGTCCCTACTATCAGCCCTATGCGCAAGCAGGCCAAGGTGCTTTAGGCCAGTTACAAGGTCAATATGGCAATTTGCTTGGTAATTATGGCGGCATTCAAGGCCAATATAATCAGTTAATGAACGACCCTAATGGCGTCATGAATAAGATTGGCGCGGGTTATCAAAAATCCCCTGGTTTTGATTGGCAAATGAATCAAGGCATGAATGCGGCTAATAATGCAGCGGCATCAGGTGGCATGGCTGGTTCTCCTCAGCATCAACAGCAAGCTGCTACGATGGCTGAAGGTCTTGCTAACCAAGATTATTACAATTATATGAATAAAGCATTGGGATTATACGGAACTGGCTTGCAAGGTAATCAAGGATTATACAATCAGGGATTAGCTGGCACGCAAGGTCTCAACCAAATGGGCTTCAATGCCAATGATCAGATGGCACGAATCATGGCTGATTCATTGAGTCAACAAGGCCAAATGGCATTTGCAGGACAAGCTGCACAAAATCAAAGTCAAGGTCAAGGATGGGGGAATATGATTGGCGGTGCCATGCAAATCCTTCCTTTCTTGCTATAGGAGAAAGTTATGACTTGGGGACTACAACAAAGAGACTTTCCTGTACTGACTCCTGGTCAGATGAACCCCTATAACCAGGCGTTTCAGTCTGGCTTGCAGAGTTACATGGATATTACAAAAGCTAAGTATGAGCCTATTAAAATTCAGGCTGAAGCAGCTTCTAAGCTTGCTTACGCCAATTTAATGGGACCCCAGTTCTTAGCCAAATTAATGGGTAATGATCCTATTTTGGCTAATATGACTGAAGAACAAAAAACACAAGCTTTACAAAAACTTTATCAGGCGGGTTCTGGTGGGGGAACGGGAGCGGGTATTCTAGGGGGAGGACAGCCCCATAAATCGCTTTTAGACTCACTGGTCGGTTGGTATCAAGGAAAGACAAACGCGCCAACTGGCGCAGCTCCTGCAAGTTCTGGCGGGGCTGCTGCGCAGCCTACACAAGCTGGCGGTCAAACGCAAGGAACAGGAGCCGATTCTGGTTATTCCTATGATCAAAATGGGAACAATGTTAAAGCATCGGATGATGATGTCGATAAAATAGTCAAAGGCGTGACCGGTAATCCAGATAATGCTGAGATCAGCAAAGCGACTGCGGCTTACATGCAAAGCCCTGAAGCGCAAGCTAAGGCTCAGAAAGAGGGGATGTATACCATTCCTCAGACGGATGAGTTGATGCAATGGTACAGACAGCAACAGGGTGCGCAACCGTCTCCTGCGCCAGCTCCTGCGCCCTCTGTACCAGGGCAGCCAATGCCGCCACCTCAGCCTGCGCCGGTTGTTCCTCCGCAGCCTCAGCGTAATTTTGCTGAAAAAGCGGCTGACTATAAAGGCCTCATTAAAGAAGGTGAGACCCTAGGTGATATTCGTGCCAAAGATGTGAGCGAATTGAATAATGCTGCGTTTTCAGCAAAAACGAATGAAACCACTTTCAATGAATTATCGGATGTTTTGGGTTCTGATCAATTCAGACAAATACGTCAAATTCCTTTGGCGTTGCAGCATGAGTTAGCTTATTACGCTAAAGAAGGAACTGCTGACCAGCAAAAAATGGTAGGTAAATACTACACATTAACTGGGAATATTATTAAAGACTCGTCCCGTGATTTTGCTGGGCAATTTCGTACTGGTGAGCAGAAATTGCTTGAAGGTATGAAACCAAATCCTAGTGATACAGTTGATACTGCAATTGGTAAAACTCAATCCCTTGCTTATCTAAATAAGATGCTCGGTGAACGTTCTCGATTAACATCGGATTTGATTACCAAATATCACATCAATAAGCTGCAAGCGCAGGATATTGCTGACAAGCAGGTCAATGGTGAAATGATTCGTAGCCAAATTAATAATCGTCTTAATCCAAAACCAACGGATGATGACATTAATTTTATGGCTCAGAAATACAAAGTCTCACCGGAAAAGATTCGCAGTAGACTTAAAGATAAAGGGGTACTCTAATGCCAAGAGATTTCCTCAATGATGATAATCAAACCCCAACCGAAGAAGCGCCTGCTGGACGTGACTTCTTAAATGATGACGTGCCTAAAGAGAGCCTCGGTCAAGCTGCTCTCGCCGCGCCTTTTCGTGTTGGCGAAGATATGTATAAGGGTTTGTTTCATTTCTTACAGAATATGCCTCAGTATTTTCAAGGCGCTAAAACTGGCATTCCAGCAGCCTATCAAACTGCAACGCAACATCCTGCGCAAGCTGGTAAGCAAGCATTGGCTGGTTTTGCAGAATTAGGTCAAAACGCTTTTAACTTGCCACATGACTTGGTGAACTATGCTTCGCAGCGATTGAATCTTGTTCCTGAAGATATCAATAAGAAAGTTCAGATGGGAAGAATGCCTGATTCCGAAGCACAAATTAATGCGACTTTTGGCGCACCGCAGACTCCTGGTGAAGAAGCTTTTCGTTGGGGTGGGCGCAACATTGATAATGTTCTAGCTGCGGGTGGTATTGCCAAAGCATTAAATCCAATGGCTTTGACGAATAAGAATGTTGCTAAGAGCATCATCGCAGAAGGTGATAAACAAGTTGTTGCTCATAACAAAGTCTACGACAAACTTTGGAAGGATGCTGATAATGCTGGAATTAACCAAGTGCCAGTCGATCAAAAGTTAGTGACTGATAACATGGATTTAATTAAGAAATACAAAACACCGAGAGAATATAAATCGGTAGATAAATTTATGAGTGACCCAACGCTTGCAAATGCTCAAACTGCTCAAAGTGACTTGGGTAATATGAAGAGAATGCTTGAGGAAAGATCGCGTACTTCATCACTTACAGGTGAAGAAAAGAACCTATACGATGCGCTTTCTGAAACGCAAAATCATATTGAAGGGAATATGTTTAAGGATCAAGCGGGTCTAACTAATCAGCGTTTAAAAGATCGCTATGACAAAATTAGCAGAAGCTATCGTGATAATGTGGTTCCTTATAAATATAATGCCGACATTCAGGCTTATAAGAATAAGGAATTGGTAGCTAGGCAATTGGTGGGTCGTTTGAAAGAAGGTGAATTTGGTGCTAAGAAAGGTGCCGAACATCCTGAATTATACCGTAGTGATGCTTTGAAAAAGGCATTGATTGGCATCGGTGTTGGTAGCGGGGCATTAGGTGGTGGAATGACCATGTATAAATATTTAACAGGGAAAAATGAGTGAGATAATACTTATTTTTCGCGTATAATTGACATATTCACAAGGAAGTGAACTATGGGACTGGATAGTCGTTACGTTATAGCGCCATCATTGCAAGAATTTTTTATTGATAAAGATTCAGGCCTTCCCATGTCTGGCGGTCAGGTTTTCTTCTATGAAGACAATGCCAGAAACGTTCCTAAGCCTGTTTACGAAATCAGCGGAAATCCTCCGAATTATAGTTATACAGTCCTTCCAAATCCGGTCACTTTAAGTGCTGTCGGTACGTTTCAGGATGCCAGCGGTAATGACATTATTCCGTATTATTTCCCTTATGACGATCAAGGAAATGTTGATCTTTATTACATCGAAGTTTATGACTCTGATGGCGTGCTTCAATTTACACGAGAAGGTTGGCCGAATTTCAGTAATGCTAATGTTACAGCCGACCAGGATGTCACGAATTTTGTTCCTAATGGACAGTTCTTACTTCATAACAATATTCCAGCTGATACTGGTAATAGTTTTGTGGTTAACAAAGTCTATCAAGATGTTACTATCATCGGTCAGGGAGGGTGGACATTTGAGCGATCAACGGGTAGTTCTGCTACTGATTTTGTGTCTTTTCCTGAATATGGTTCTATTACATCACCTTCTGGCAATCCTCGATATGCAGTACAGATCACCACAACCATCGCTGGAACTGATACAAGGAAAGATTTATGCCTTAAATTCCCAGGCGTAAATACCTTTGCATCTAACTTATTAGCTTACAATTATTACTTTGAAGCACAATCCTTAACAGGAAGTTCCTTCATTGCAGAAATCATTATCCGAAAATTCTTTGGGACTGGTGGATCACCAAGTCCAACAACTGAAACGGTTATTGGTTCAGTTTCGATAACACCAACTGTTACATTTTTTAATACTGAACTTTTATTCGGTATTAATACGAGTAAAACACTTGGAACGAATAACGATGACTATGTTCAGATAATCGTTCGGCTACCGCCTACCGGTGTTCAATCAGCTTTATTTACTGACTTTGCAATGACGATTAATTCTGAAACGTTAACTGCATTTCCGACTCAGACTGAATCTCAGCAACTATATGCTTCAACTGCTGGTTGGTTGCCAATGCCTGATCCGAATGGTTTTGACCTATATTTACCGGCAATTTTAACACTTGCTGGTATGACGTTCGATCATTCACAAGTCGGTGAGATTGTTCAGAATATGGATGCAGTAACCAATTCTATTCATCCAACAACTAACTTGTTACGTTGTGATGGAGCAAGCTATTTAACAAAAGACTATTCACCGCTTGGCATTCCTTATGCCAGATTAGGGCGTTATTTATTGGCTAATGGTGATGGCACTACTAATAATGTTCCTATCTTTGGAACTGGTACGCCTTACTCAACTGCTTATGTTTCAGCAGGGAACACAAGCCAAATAATGCTCTCCACTAATCAAGCTGGTTCGCAGACAACAGCCGCAGATGGTGCTGCACCTACTGGATTTACATTTGGTCCGCAAGTGATTCCTGGTAATCCTAGCAGACAATTTTTAGCGGGGGCAAACAATGCTAATATTGTTACTGCTTATAACACTCAGCATGCTTCACCAATGGCATTCGATGCAAATGCTGGAACCAGTGGATTTACAGTCACAGATCAAGTTAGTCCTAGTATTGGTGGTTATACTTTTGCTTTTAACATCATCACTGTCGCAGCTGCTGCATTAAATGTTGGTGCGCCTGCAACGCCTGCGCTTTACTTTTCATTTGGTGATACAGGCACGCATTATTACGTTTGGTTCCAGGTCGGTGCGAATGGTGCTGATCCTGCGCCTTTTGGCGGAGCAAGTGTTAAGGTTGTTTTATCAACGACTATGACAGCACAAGATGTTGCAGTAGCAGTAGTTGCGGCTATGCAAGCAGCTCAAGTTGATCTCATTACAGTGGGTGCATTACCTCCTGCAAGTTCATTCTTCACTTTTAATGCAAACTCATTGAAATATGTGGTTTGGTATAAAGTAAATGCTGTAGGTACTCAACCTGTTGTTGCAAGCACTGCGCAATATATTGAAGTCGATGTCTTAAGCACTGATACGACAGCGCAAGTCGCAACGAAAACTCAAATTGCTATCAACTCACTTTATTTTGCAGTACCTGATCTTCAAGGTGTGTTCTTACGTGGTATTGATAATTTGGCATCTCCAAAATGGGATTTCGATGTATCAGGTCGCTTTAGCAATGATGCGAATATTCCTGCGAATAATCCAGGTACTTTTGAACTTGGACAATACACTAAACATGCTCACCCAATCACTGTAACAGGTGGTGGTGCTACGGATAGCACTGTGGGAACAGGCGGTGGTGGCGCACATGCTGCGGCATCCACTGGGACGTCAGGTCAGGATGAAACAAGACCTGTTAACGCTTATGTAAACTTCTCCATTAGATATTAAGGAAGATATCGATGTCCACATTACTGAATTTTCAAAATGATATTAAAGGTTACAACAGCTATGCGCCTGCATTTTCCGCAGATAAATTTTCGGCAACATTAGCAGCGGCAGGCAATGCAACTATCACAGTGCCAGCTCATGCGAATTATACGCATTGGGTTGTCGCATTCTCTTATTCGGCAGGCTCAAACATTTGGGTAAGTGTAGATGGCACAGCAGCGGGTCCGGCTGGTGCCACATTTGCATCAACGACTTCTCAGTTGTTGCCTGGCGCATTAGCAGTTAATACCGGCGATACGATTAATGTTTTAAACAACGGTACAGGAAGTGCCGATGTAGGAGCAGTATTTTATGCGATCTCGTGATGACGTTCCCAACATTCAGAATTTTAATTTTGCTGTTGATAGTGTTTTCACGAATCAAAGAGCAAGCAATTCAGGATTAACATCCAATGAATTTCTGCTTTTAGATGGCGAACAATTTTTACTGTTAGATGGAACTGACTTTTTATTACTGGGGACATAGGATATGTCAAAGAATATTAATCAAGTTTTTATAGCGAATCCTATTACGACAAATGCTAGTACAGATTTGATGTATTTTGGACAATCGCCTTATGGCGCTGGTAATGATGCTGCAATGACGTACGCAAATTTCAGTGCGCAATTTACGCTTAAAACGTTAACCAATACGCATATCTATGTTGGTAATGCTTCAAACATTGCAACTGATGTTGCGATGAGTGGGGATGCAACAATTGCAAATACAGGTGCGGTAACGCTCGCAAATACTGCTGTAACACCCGCAACTTATACAGTCAATGGAAGTAATTTATTTACTGTTGATGGCAAAGGGAGGATTACCAGTGCATCTAATATTACAGTTAGTGCTGCTCCAAGTGGTAGTGCTGGTGGTGACTTGTCTGGCACTTATCCTAATCCAACGGTTGCTCAAATTAATGGGGTGGGATTAGGAAGTACGACAGCAACCAGTGGTAATCTTTTAATTGGTTCTGGCACGCAATGGGTAACACGAACAGTTAGCGGTGATGCAACTATAAATTCAACCGGTGCAGTTACATTCGCAACAGTTAATTCAAACGTAGGTACTTTTGGCGATGCAACTCATGTTGCACAAGTCACGGTAAATGGTAAAGGATTAATAACAGCTGTAAGTAGTATTGCAATTACAAGTGGTACCGCGAATGTAAATCAAAATACTTCATCTGCGACACTCGCCGCAAATAGTCGTTATGCAACAAACAATGGTGCGTCTCTAGTAACTTATACCATTCCAGCAGGTGCAGCTGTGGGTGATACATACATGATTGTAGGTGGTTCAAGTGGTGGATGGACAATTGCACAACCTGCATCTGTTCAATGTCATGTTGGTAGCTCAGCAACAACTAGCGGTGTAGGTGGTTCGATATCATCTTCGAATCAATATGATTGCTGCACAGTAACTTGCGTTGCATCGAATGTGTTTACTGTTTATGGCGTTCAAGGTGCATTAACCATAGTTTAATAAGGATGTGAATTATGCCAAAGATATCTCAATTACCTGTTGCATCAGCGGTGAATGCTGGCGATCTTTTCGTCATAGTTCAAGCTGGCGTAACAAAACAAGCGGTTGACTCTTTAGTCATCGCAGGACTTGGTTTAGGAACGCTTGCGTTTTTAAACTCACCTTTAACGCCTCCGAATGGTGGTTTCGGTGTGATCTCACCAACTGCGCATACATTGCCAGTTGCACAAGGTGCATCTAACTTTAACTTTTTAGGACCATTGACCAATGGACAACTTCTCATTGGCTCCACGGGTGCTGATCCTATTGCAGCAACCATTACTGCTGGCGCTGGTATTAGTATTGGTAATTCAGCAGGTAATATAACAATTACTGCAACAGGTTCAGGTGCTTTTGGGTGGGTACATGTAACTGGTACCACACAACAAATGGCAGCTAATACAGCTTATATTCCTGATAACGTAGGATTAGTGACACTGACATTACCTGCTACAGCAAATCTAGGTGATGAAGTGGACGTTGTTGGTGTTGGTTCTGGCGGGTGGAGTATCGCTCAAAATGCCAATCAAATAATCCATATTGGATCAGGTACGAGTACAACAGGTGTTGGTGGTAGCGTTGCATCAACTAATAGACGCGATGCAGTAACATTGGTTTGTA